TAAGATGTGAAGGAGCCTGCTCTAATAACGTCATGGGTCTTAACACAGTAGCAGGACGTAATAGCAGATTGCACAAAATTTTCTTCCCCAAAGCACCAATTTTTGTGCAAAATGTCAATAGACACAAAATATAGTGCCCACGCCCCCATAGGGTAGGGGAGTGGGCACAAAATGTGGTTATCTGTTATACAGGGACTGTACTAATTTTTTGCATGTCAGCTTCTTCGTTGCTAAGTTCTGTACCTGCTACTGTGTTAAGACCCATGACGTTATTAGAGCAGGCTCCTTCACATCTTATTCCTGCCAAGTAGAAATAGTCGGCACTATACGGGATAATGGTATTATTAGTGACACGATTCCAGCTACTAGTTCCGGTAATTTTAATTGCATAGTCGTTAGCCCATTTTTTATTGCGATTAAAAACATTTTCGCTAATTACTCCCGCGTATCCGTCCAGAACGCTAATAGGGTGATCCATGTTGATAAATTGATTTCTTGTTAAAATAACACCTGAGCTACTTGTAACTATAATTCCTGCAGATTCTCTGTCGCCTAAAAATAGGCTGTTAGATACGGTAGCGCTCGAATTTACAAATTCTATGCAGGTGCTCCGTGCATTAAAATACCCATTGTCGATTGTGACTTGACTGCGCCCAAGATTAGTGCAATAAATGCAGCGCATGCACTGATCTGCCGTGTACCCGCGAATAAAAATGTTCCAAGATGTTAAAGCTGTGCCGGTACTGTTGATTTGAATACCATAGTGCGGGTGCGAACATTCGCAGTTGTCTATATAAATATCGCGAATATCGTTGCTATTGTAGATGATGAATTGGGAGCTGTCACAGGTTAAATTGTCCATGCTACTGTTGCAATTAAAAAAGCGAATAGAGGCGTTGCCGCTGATTGCGTCCGGGCCGCTGCTTGTTTCGTCTATCACAAACGAGCAGTAACTTTCATTCGGTGTACTAGTATAATAAGTATCGTGAAAAATATTACTCACTTGCACATTGATTGTATTTTTATAAAAGCCAACTCGGCGGCCCCCTATACAATGCAGGCTGTCAAAGAAGATTCTCTGAGCGCCTACAACTTCGGTGAACTGCTGCACCGTTTCGACTGTTGCGCACAATGTGGCATTCTCCAACCATGTTCTTTCAAGGAATCCGTCCGATGCAGAAATACACGCATTCGCAGCGTCAAATGCAATAACTCCACCACAAAAATCATATCTGATGTGTGATGCCATTATGACTTTCTTTGTCAGACGATAGGGGGTGTCAGCCGTTACGGTGTTGTTAGAGGCGCTCCAACTACCCTGAGACGGAAACTTTATTGTACCTGTAAATTCAGTTAGCGCTCCTCCTTTGAATACATCAGCCAGACCGGCGTCAATAAACCAGTCGCCGAGTATAAGCCCCCCAGTAACTTTATATTTGCCTCCTTTTGTACGTTTAAAATGCAAGCAGCAGGGAGCCAGCGGTGCCGACATTGTAATTGTGACACCCTGAGCAATGATTATTGCGTCGTGAGTCATCAGCGGGGCCCCTATATCCATAGTCCCTGTAATTAGATATTCACCGTCCGGGAAGTATAGGTCTTTACCGGATGCAATGGCGGTCTTTATAGCTTCGGTGTCATCTGTAGAGCCGTCGCCTGTGGCTCCGTAGTTTTTAACGTTTGCGTAATCAAGGACTTTAGTAGCATCTTGCTTCAGCTGATCAATACTATTTTTGAGGTCATTGTCTGCGTTCTCTCTGGCCGTCTGCTCTGCTTCAATAGCCGTCTGAAGGCCGTTGTCTGCGTTCTCTCTGGCCGTCTGCTCTGCTTCAATAGCCGTCTGAAGGCCGTTGTCTGCGTTCTCTCTGGCCGTCTGCTCTGCTTCAATAGCCGTCTGAAGGCCGTTGTCTGCGTTCTCTCTGGCCGTCTGCTCTGCTTCAATAGCCGTCTGAAGGCCGTTGTCTGCGTTCTCTCTGGCCGTCTGCTCTGCTTCAATAGCCGTCTGAAGGCCGTTGTCTGCGTTCTCTCTGGCCGTCTGCTCTGCGGAGATGGCGTTCTCTCTGGCCGTCTGCTCTGCGGAGATGGCGTTTTCTCTGGCCGTCTGTTCGGCGTTCAGGCGCTCGCTAAACATAGTGAGCAGAGAATGAAGCACTTCATTTGTGGAGCTGCTTACACAGTTTGACCCCGTCACGTAGGCGTCACCGGCGCTCATTGCTCTTGTGATACGCACCAACGCCCCATCGACCCACACAAGATCATTGACAGCTCGTGCAGCTGTCGCGGTGGAGCTGTGGCCCTCGTCGTTGGGAGTGATGGCCTTTTTTACATCGGCCCAGAGTTCGTCAAAGTTACCAATTTTTGTCCAAAACTCGGGGCGGTCCAGAGACACACCGGAGGGGACAGGCCGCACGGACAGGTATGCATTGCTGTTGCTATCCACGACAACGGTGTTAGATTCATACTGGCTGGTAATGTTCCACTGAATGGGGTTCGCATACTTAATTGTGGCCAAGCTGACGAAGTCTGTCAGTTTGGTATTAAACTCGTTCAATACTTCCATAATCCAATCCAGATTGAGGTCATGGAAATTGGTGTAGGGCGCTTTGTGAATGGGATTGATACTCATAATTGGCATCTCCTTAATATACCAGCAAACAAAAGTTTGCCCGGATGTCCGTAACGATTTTATGAACGGCATTCTCCATTGCAAGGGTCAACTCTTTGGAAATGAGGTCTTGCGGGTCTCGCCCTGCCCGGCCCTTCTCGGTCACGGTGTCATTGTAGCCGTCGTGCAACTCCGAGGTATTGTTATCGGTGGTCGTCTGATCGGTGGTGGTCGTGTCCGTGCCGCTGATGGTAATGGTGTTCCCAGTACCGAGGGCTGTGGTGCTCCTCTCCGCGGTTTGCAAGGTCCCACTGTCAAACCCTGCGACGTCCCGGGTAGTGCTGTCACTGCCGTTATTCTGTCCGGTGGTTGTCAGGTTAGGCGCTCGTGTAGTCGTTCCCTTCACGCCGTTTGTGCGGTTGACTGTGCCGCCGCTGGTTCCTGCATGATCGGTTACTCTGGTTCGGTCATCCGATGCCAAAACGTCGTATTCAAGGCCCAGGGCCTCCGCGTACCGGGTCCAGCTCGGGAGCATGGTTTCAGAATAGACGCCCAGCGCCCGACGCATTGTGGGGCCATCCGCATATAGAGCCTCTAATTCCAGCGTATCAAACAGTAATTGATTGCAGACAGCTTCTTTAGATACACTGCCGGGAACTTTCAAGTCCTCAAACAGTTCCGGGTATCCTGCCAACAACCCGTTAAAACTTAAGGTTGAGTGCATCGTTATTCACCTCCTGCGTATTAGTATCGGGTGGGAACCTCCAATCGACCCACAAAGTAGACTTATCAATTCCAAACAGTTTGTGGACCCGTTCGCAACCATGCTGCAAGCTATCCAACCAGAGCGACGCCTTAGCGGCTGTCTCGACGTTGTTCGAGTTGACTTCGTCGGTCAACATCCGCTCTTTCTTGCTGGTATTGGTGTTAGGGATGCCGACTTCTGTGTCGAACAGCGCTTTAATGGTTTTAAGAGCGGTTAGTAGTTCGTTGGTGATGAAGTTCCCTTTGAGGTCAGTTGCAAAATACATCCACGGGTCTTGCCCGGATGCCCCATTCTTGGGCGCCTTGAGCAAAGAAGAATCAACAAAAACAGCTGGGTCACCCTGCATAATCGCGTCAAACATCTTTTTAAAAGATTCTGCACCCGCTTTGTTGCCGGACGCAAACACGTAGGCAAGGCGGCTATTGATTAAATTGCTCTGGATGGTCTGGGCGGCAAGGGCCATCATATCCCCATAGTAGGCCACAATATCCACCATACCCCGGTAATCGGGTTGCAAATTGATGATCTCGCATTGTTTACCGATCTGCAAATATGGGGACCCTTTGATAAAAGGGTTAGCAATGATGGAGTGTGTGGGATTGTAGAAGATGTTAATGCCGGTCAGTCCCATTCTGTCATATACGAGGCCGTAACGGTCAGTGTTGAACACCGTAACACCGCCGGAACCGAAAACAAGATACTGCAAGCGGTTACTGGGCCATGTGTCGGGGAGCGTCCATCGTACCATCGACACGGCCTCAAGGAACAGATACTTGCGAAAATAATAGGACAAGCTGTTTCCTTTGGTGTGCATCACGGAGGGCGTCACCGGTGACACGTGGGAGTTGATCTGATCATAACTATATGGAGCGCTCACAACAGACGCCCCCCCTTCGCTATTTTAAATAGCAACCATACCGGCAATTTGCCAGTAGGCCACGGGCCGGGTCCGGGCCCAGGGCCGGGCCCGGGACCCGGGCCCGGGTCAGGGCCTCCACCCGAGTCCCACTCTACGTCCCATGTGCCGACCTGATTCGGGATTCGGATAATGCTGGACGGGTCCCGCAGGTTTCCGGCTGCATCGGCATATTCCCAATGTGTATGAATGCCCGTGACATAGCCGGTTTGTCCCTGTGTGCCGATGAACTGCCCCTTGGAAATAGTGTCACCCACGTTCCAAATCTGCGAGGCAAAGTGCGCGGCCCGCCATGTAGTGCCGTCGGCCATCCGCACCTTAATCATATTGCCCCACGACTGATCGCCCGAGGTGCTGCCGTTCCAGTGCTGGGCCACTACCACAACGCCCGCCTCGGGCGCATAGGCTTTATGATTGCCGTGGACTGTGTCAATGCCCCTGTGAGGGCTACCGTCCGCGTATGCCGGATACCCGGCGGTGACTCTGATCGGCGACACGTCAGTAATACACTGTTTATATACTGCCATCGTTATACGCCTCCTACTCTAAAAAGAATCCATTTTTCATATAACTTTTAACGCTGACAATCTCGGCGGCTGTTGCGGCCAACTCAATGTCGGGGTCATCTACCATAATGAATCCCGGGATACTGAACAGCTGCACGCGCTGGCAAAGGGGCCTGCCATGGTCCTCGTTGTTGTCGTCCGCAAGATCATAAAACGCACCTGTCAAATATGGCGTGATGCCATATTTTGCGACGCTGGCCCCTCCTCCTTTTGATTGACTCGAAACGGTCATTTGCTGGGCACCGGAGGCGATACCGTTGGTAATATCGCCTCCGCCAAAAAAGGATTCAATACCTCCGGCAATAGCACCGACGGCTGTTTGAACCAGTCCGCCGAAACTTGCCAATTCATTTACATTGGTTGCGATCTGCGCCAGCTGCACAGGTACCGAGACGTTGCCCGACGTGGAGAAGAAAATAGTATTGAAATCTTTATTAAATGACAAGTCCAGTATTGCGTCGCCGGTGCGATAATCAACAGTTAATCTACAATACAACGTGCTTTGCAACACGAACAGGTTGGCATTTAATTTAATCTCCCCAAATGGAGGACAATATAACGTGTACTCGGAATAGGGCGCCCCGTCTGTATAGACGCCCCTTGTAATGTGTTGCGGGTGATGTGGGGTGGAGATGCTGAACGTAAATATTTGTTTGTCGTTCTGACTCTGGATAACATAGGCGTTGCCGATATTCTGCATTTTCCACCAACCGACGGGAATTTCATGGATGGGGGTGCCGATTGCCGTATTGCCACAGGGTATCCAAAACGCTTTTGAAATATACTGAATAGGATTGAACAGCGCTTTAGTTAAGTTGCTGCTGATTTCGTCCGCGCTAATATTCAGATAATCCGTATTTTGCAAAAGGGCGGCCATGAGCTTTTGAAATGTGGTCCCGCTCATTGCAAGATAAATTGCACCACCAAAAGAAACATACCCCGGGGCATTGACCGCCACAACGAAGAACCCCCGGCTCCCATTTTCCGGGTCATCCGTAAACGGTGTAGAATTTGTATAGATGGTTCGGGTGGTGATCGTTGCTTTGGTCGGATACAAATTATCTACGATTTTAGGGTCATACTTTGCCGACGACCTAACCACATACTCGGTAGAGTTGCCGATCTGATCCCGATAACTTGCGAGGGTGTCAACGGTCAGCGACGCAGTCCAGAGCCCGTCGGAATATGTCCAGTTCTTCACCCAGTAATACCGGCTGAACGTGGGAAGGTAGCAATAATTATACCCGGTTGGGTCACTCTGTGTTGCTATCTTGATCTCGGGGTCAATGATATTGCAGGGGGCTTTAAGGTCGATTCCAAAACCCTGCCCACCGCTGGGCCGCTTTGTGCTGTTGGTGCGCTTTGCGAACTGAAAAAATGTTGCTTGCATGACGCCTCCTATAAAATAACCGGAGGGCAATGCCCGCCGGTATTGGTCAGGACTTAGAGGGGTCCGCGTCCTTATGAGTGGTGGTTTTCAGGGTGGACGCTCTTGCCGCCTTGGCAGCGCTCGGGGCGGTGACGTCGCCGGAGGTCATCAGGAACAGAACGGCGTTCTCGGTAAAGTCATCATACCACGACCATCCGTAGTGATACCAGAAGTTTGTATACAGGCCGCGGGCGTTCATGGGGGTCGGGACCACACGAGACAGCTTTGGAGTGTAACCAATGGCATCCCAGTCCAGCAGACATCCGAACACATTGGAGAGCTGTACTGCGGCGTTTTTGGTTGCCACACCGGCGGCATTGGTCACAACAGGCGTTGCGGAAATGGTCTCGCGCTCGTCGATGTTCTGCCAGAACGTGACCTGTTCGGCATCGCGGTATTTTAGCATATTGTCGTGGAACACTTCGGGAATCACGCGGGCGTCGATCTGGCTCTGTGTGCCGCTGTACAGATAGAGGTGCTGACGATCATACGGAGTGTGTCGCATGATGTTGTACGTCGTGTCGCCGATCTTCCAATTCTGATGCCAGTTGATGGAACGCTCCTTCATAAGGCGGGAAATGTCGTTGATACGGCCATAGGCGTATTTTGCAAAACCCGGGAAGTTCGCTTCTTTGTAAACGTCCTGTACCGTCAGTTTGGTGCCCTGCTGGGCGTTGTATTCATCGAGCAGATACACAACGCTGTGGGGGCTGGTCACAGTCATGCCGGTCAGATGGTTAGCCATCAGGTTGTTGGCAAGGTTGCGCCGGTCTGCCTCGATCTGGTTCGACAGATGCAGCACGAAAGAGGACCAGAACTGCGCCAATTCCTCGGGGCCCTTGAAGGCCGCTTCCATCTGGGTATCAGCCTGCGTGTACACACGGCTGTAATTGGTCTGGCCATAGTAGTTTGTCTGAAGGACTTTGGGCTTGTGGACTTCGTACATATCCACGCTCTGGCCATCCTCCAGCGCCCACGCCTTATCGGTGACGGGGTCGCTGTCGCAGAAATTGATCTTCCGCACATGGTTCGACCAGTCGTCGCCCGTCACCTGCAAGCGCTTCAGCGGGGCATCGTAGGGGCGCACGGCAAAAATGGTACGGCCTAGCACCTGACTGATCGCTTTGGTGTAATTGTCGGGCCCGGTCAGCAACGTGGCCTGCGCAACAGACACGAAGCTCGACGTGTCCACGATGGGAGACGTCGGTTCCTGGCCAGTGGCCATCTTATTGATCTCGGTCAAAATTGCGGCAATATCCGCAAAATCCATACCAAGGGGCATATTACTTTACCTCCGTTCCATAAGTCGGGTCAATAATCCGGGCCGTCACCGTGTCGGCGTTGGCCGTCGGCTGCTGCTGGATGCCCAGACCCAGCGCGTTTGCCTGCAACGTCTGCGTCATAGTCTGCATTGCCTGCGCGGTAGTCTGCTGACCCTGCAAAAGCTGCTGCAACAGGGTTTCAAGGCCATCATACTGCGGCGCGGGCTGCGGAACGGGCTGCGGAACGGGCTGCGGCGCGGGCTGCGGAACGGGCTGCGGAACGGGCTGCGGCGCGGGCTGCGGAACGGGCTTCTCCATAGCTTCGATCTCTGCTTTGGTGTATCCGGCCATAGCGAGGGCCGCTTTTTCACTGATTTTCAACTTTGGTCGCCTCCATTACAACGTACATGTCATGTGCCAAACACTTGACGATTAGATCTTTGTCTCCTTTGGTTACGGGGCCCACTGCGCAACACTGCCGCGTGCGGTCACCGTTGGCCCAGTCACTATAATAGGCAATGCCCAAACGACCACACAAATCAGCCAGCAAAAACGCACGTTCGTTTGCGATAGACTGGGCGAAAATGATATAACAACCCATAAGTCAGCTCTCCTTCTTGATCTCGTCCAGAGCGAGCCGCATTTCGGTGATAGCCGCAGTATTCTCCTTGACTACGGTATTGCACTGATACCACATCAGCAAGAATGCAGCAATGGGGAAACCCACGTTAGAAATAGCCTGAATTACAGTATTAGCATCCATTTTGTGCACCTCCCTTATAGATACAAGTAAATCCCCGGTTCTTGCGCTGGCTGACGCTTGCCCGCCCCTTCTGGGGGCTGCCTGTGGGCACCGAGGATTATCTTTAATATATACCGACTGTGTAAAAAGTCAAGTACCGCAATACTCGCGAAAGAAAATTTCATCCGAATATCGCTCAAATTCTAGTTGCCGCTGCAAGTATGCTGGCCAGATGTACCCATACGCGGCCCTAAACCGTTTCCGCTCATAATCGCCGGTGCCGTATGTGGGCATCTCGCCAGACCGGTGTCGGCATACATAGTATAGTGGTTTGCTCTTGTGCTCGTAGATGCAGCACCGCCCAATTTGTACAAGCGGGTAATATTCCCGGAGGGGCCGGGACACTACCAAACTCTTTTCTTCGGCACTGTACTGGTTCTCGATAGCTGATCTGTAAAAATCTGTGCCGGTCATGGACCTATAGAGGGCCGTATTTGCTTTCTCCTTTGCAATGGGACTATCGACAAGATCAATCAGCAAAATGCCTTTATCGGCCAGCAGCTTTACGCGCTCTTTCTTCCCGATCATCTTTTCTACTGTATCGGTGATCTCCCACTGCATATAATAGGGGTTCGCCATGCCAACAGCGTTTGACATGCACAGCAGCGTCAAAGGCTTTTGCCCCTTTAATTCGCGGTTACGGTTTACCGTTTCATATATGTTAGCAAGGCCCACGCCCTCGCCTCGCCGATAGTAGTCGGACTCTTCTTTCTGGTATTCATCCAAGATAATTATATTGGTATGGGGACTTGAAAAACCACGGGTGCGGGCAAGGGTGACGACACTTCCCACAACTCCGGCCATTTGGGCCGGTTTTATGGGGGACCCTGTATCAGTGTAGGCCCCTGCATTGCCCACTTCATACAGTCCCGCGATTTTAGGTATTTTAAACGGAGCGTAATGTGTTTGTAGATCATCATTCAACGGAGACCATGGCCACATGCTGGGCGAGGCGCATATAAGTTCCGCCTGCTGCGGTGTACGGCGCAAATACAGAAATTCCTCCTCGGTCTGGTGGACGTGCTTTAGCGCTCCATAGGTCTTGCCGGTACCACGTCCGCCCCATATAAAAATAATAGACGCCCCGGTGGACAAAATGCCATCCTTTTCGGAAAAATTCGGCCATCCATCGTCAGTATAAAGTTTAATCATCAGATAACCTCCATAATCTTGTACCCTAGTATCTTTGCGTATTCGTCGGTGATGCCTAACGTGTAGGTATTATCGCAAATACACAGGTTTCTTGTTATGTGGACCGTGTGCCCGTCAACCACAAAATCGGGCACATTGGGCCGGTCATTATACACAACCATATTTCCTGCCGCCAAACAAAAAGTAAACCCGGGCTTGAACACTTCAAAACCACCCCAGAGGGCAAGCTCCAAACCGCCTTTCCGCTTGCTGACTCCTGCTATAGTGGTAGTGATCGGCCCGCCTTTTTTATAAGTAGTCGCGTATTTTTTAGCGCCCCAAGTCATGAACTCCGCATAGCTGCGCTCCTGCTCATACACGCCCATATAATGAGTGTTGCCTTTGGGGTCGGTGGCACAAGCGCCATTGTCTTTTGCGAGCTGCTTTACGGCTTTGTTAAAGTCCGACAAATCAATATTGCCCATATATTTGACACTGTCGGTGTCGCAGTACACGCCATTCTTGCCAGCTGCCCATTGTGCTATTTTTAGGCGCTTGCGCGTGTGGGCCGTTGTCCATACGCCCCATTGGTAGGGCAAAAACAGATGGGGGCGGTGGTCATTATAACTGCCCTCTGGGTCGTCGGTGCATTCGCTCCAAAGATTGTCCGGGTCGTCCTCGTCAAAAAGTGTGTCCAGCTGTAGGGGGTCTTGTGCGGTCATACCATAATAGCTGTTCAGATCGCCCTTGGCCTTAACATAATACAAATCTTGACCGGCTACACCTTTAAGGGATGTTTTGCCGGTGTAGCTTTCTTTTACGCAATCGGTCAACGGTTTAGGCAATTTGCCATAATCGGACGTGTACAGGTCTAAGACGTTAAGGGCGTCCCAATCATACTCCTTCGCGATGATTCTAAAGTCGATGTCTGTTATGGTGATCTCAAAATGATCAGCAGACAACAGACGGCCGTTGTCGTTGATGTATCCTTCACAGTGACGAACCTTTGCAAGGGGGATATAGGGAAATCCCCACCACTTGAACCGCTGGCGCAAACCTTTTACTTGCAAGCGCATCAAACACGCCTTGCCGTGTCTCATACATTGCATCAGTCGCCCGACGGTGGCCGGTTCCTGCCTAAATGGAGTCATAGGAAAATAGCATTCACATTGCACGGCGGGGTACGCGCTCGACATATCCACAGAACCGACGTTTTCCAGATGGAGCCCAACATAATACCGATTGGCGTGGGTGTCGCCACCTCGGAATGCCTCACGCAGCATTTGATATAGTTCCCACGACGGCAGTAAACGCTTGACCCGTTTAATGCCCCATTTGTACATTGCTTCGCGGGCCATTCGTCGGACGTACCCGGTGCGCGTCAATGGTAACGTATAGAGGTCGTCGCCGTCTCGCTTCATCTCAATTAACAAGCACTCTACAATACACCGAACATCGTTGATGCAATACGCTAATTCTGTAGATGTCAGGGGAGTCCATGGATACCGCACTTTTGAATAGTCAAGTGCACCCGTCAATTTAGCATGAGGGGCGCCCAGCTGCTTACCCCAAGCATCAAGGGACAAGTTGCTGTGACGCATACTGCATCGGTACTCGATAGCGCGATTGTCGCATTTTAATACCCTGCGGGGCTTGCTGGCAAATACGTCACCGGGGCCAAAATCCAGAACGCCAGACAAATATTGAAATTCGTGGGCGAGATTGTGTACATACATACATAGATACCAATCGCCCTGTGGGCCGCTGTTTGCCTGCAAGTAGTCGCTGATCGCACCTGTAAAATTCAACCATTCGCCCCATGTCCTGCCGATAATGGTAATATCCAAACCAAGTTGACACTGCCAAATATACATAATGGTGTGAGGGTTGTCGTCGGCGTCAATACATACGCGGCTAGTCTCAATATCAAACGCACACGGCATATCCACATACAAGCGCTTCTTGTTCGTTTTGCGCTTTTTTCCTTTTGTGTGCTTGCGGTCTAGGTGCTCCATTAGCCAGGGGACAGGGTTATAATTACAAGCCTCCACCAAAACCTCCGCGCAGGTCGGCAGAGCTGCTCCCCTCGCTATAGTCCCATTCTTTGCCATAATTGACCTCGCCTTGCTGCCACTTTACAAAATCGTCAATACTGACGTTGTAGCCGCCTTTCTCGCGCCAGTACATGACCGGCTGATCGGACGGATAATAGTACACGCCCGATGCCTTTACGATCTCCCACCATTCAGACAGGGCCGTGTATTGATCTTCGGGAACGTCGGCAATGTCAATGCCGCCGACCTTCATTTTTTGTTCGAATTCGGCCCGCGCACCGCCGACGGTGGAGCCCTTGGAGCGCACAAAACGCGCTACATCCGCAAGGGCCTGCTCCAATGCTTTGCGGTCTCCTCGCATTGCCTTCAGGGTCGGAAAACCTCCAGCAAATTCCTTATAAACGTCGCTGGTGCCACTGATGGGGTCTTTTGACAAGCGCTTGATACGTTTCTGCGCAATGTCACGCAGGCGCGTGTATTCTTTGCGCATTTGATTATCGGGCCAAGACTCCAAGGCATAGGGGGTGTACAGCTCCGAGCTGTATTTAAGGGTCGCACTTGCTTTAGCTGCGCCTACTGCCATGCTTCTCACGCTCCTTTTTACTCATAATCATATAATACCAGTCGAGGGGGTTTGCTTCAATGCCAAGACCATTAAAGATGATTTTCGCCCATTCGGAACGAAAAAACTCAACATCTTTGTTGGTGACTCCACTGTATACAATGGCAGAGGCAAGATATATCATGGAGTCGTCGCAGTTCAGCAAGGATACTCTGTTATCTTTACTTTTCATGGGGCCTCCTTATAACAAATATGGCCGCCGCATGTGCGGCGGCCATTGGTTAGATTAAACCAGATTCAAAGACAAAACCTGACCTTTTTTGGTACTGATAAGTACAGGTTTGATCTGCACCGGCTCCGTCCACGTGTCAGGGGTACCGAGCAGCGTAAACATACGCTTCAAAGACTGATACACGCCAACGGAGACACAGGCGTAGGACTGCCCATCCTCGGTAATGAGGACGACACGCGGAGCAATCGTTCTGCCCTCGGGGACGTCGTCCTTGCTGACCTCCACGCACTCCACGGAAACATGAACCAGCGACAGAACCTCGTTGACATGCTCCTTCAGTTTGTTGGCGGGGTTGCTCGTTGCATTGTAGAACGCAACCGCGGCAGAACGGTCTGAGAGATTCATATCGGTATACCCAACACCGGTGTTCATCACATCAGACACCATCATAGCACCATTGTTTTCGAACTTCATCATTGCTTCAGACATAATACAAAACTCCTTTCAATATGTGCCCTGTCTCATCAATACCGGGCGGGTGGTCCCGGTAGACGGCCCGGAGGCCGTTTCGACTTATTTATTGTTATAGAGGGAGTACATGGCCCTTGCACCATCTCGGACGCGGGCCGCACCCTGATACATGAGATCGGCTGACAAGCAAGTCCCTTTGAAACCCTCAAGAGTGCTCACTTGCTCGTCACAATGAGCGAGGGCCTGCCGATACCCGGCCAGCCATGCACGATCATTTGCGGCTCGGATCGCGGCCTTTGGGTCCTCGTACTCGCAGCACGTCAACGTGCCGTCGGAGTGTACCTCAATGATGAATTTACGCATTTTCATTTGCGGAGTCTCCTTCCCAGATAATATTCATAGTCTTGGCAAGACTGACAAGCACCTTGATGCTGTCGATAATATCATTCTCGGTCAGTTCTTGCAGGTTCTCACCATCAAGAGTGATGTTATCATCGGTTAAAGTGATTTTAATGACGACTTCTCTTTCCATTGGTGTGCCTCCCTTCGTCTTAATGGATTATATATAGTATACCACATGCTATATTGTATATGTTGCTTTATACATTGCAAAAATTGCTATACTCCCCTACCCTATGGGGCGTGGGCACTATATTTTGTGTCTATTGACATTTTGCACAAAAATTGGTGCTTTGGGGAAGAAAATTTTGTGCAATCTGCTATTACGTCCTGCTACTGTGTTAAGACCCATGACGTTATTAGAGCAGGCTCCTTCACATCTTA